ATGCTGGTTCCAGAACCAATATACTCAAAAGAATGTGATGAAGTAAGAATCCTACTAATTCTTCTCATCTCAATTGGATCATCTAATTCTAATTGGTATGGAATAAATTCATTTAAAGTAATCGTTGTAATTCCCGTTGTTGTTGATTCTGTTGCTTCCGAAACAGTAAAATAAATTGGTTCCATATTGGCAGTTGCCAATGAAGTATTTCCATCAATATCAACAACAACATTCTGAGTTGGTAGATAATTTCTACCAGAATTAACAACATCAATAGATGTTATTGTTCCTGCGGCACTTACATTGACACTTGCTTCAGCAGGAATTCCTTGAGGCCCTTCTGGTTCAATATTTCCATTATTATCTCTAATAACAACATTAGGAGGACTAGATTGACTAAATCCAGATCCACCGTTGGTTACAGTTATGCTAGAAAGTCTTTCAAGAGGTGCAGTAATTCTGCCCGATCCTAAAGCATCAGCATAATTATCTAGATTGATTTTAAAGTATATTGCTTGCCCATCATATGGTCTCCTGGCAGTATTACTACTGTCAGTTACTCCAAACGCAACTAAAGTATCCGATTCCGCATCAGTGTCTGTTGTCAATCCAGTATATTGAACTGGACCTAATCCATCGGCAACCAATCCAAAATTACCAAAAGACGAGTTTGAATTAGTTAAATCACATTGACCACCAGTATCAGCATAAATTCCAATATCACAATTGATTGTGAATATAGAAACTAACTGAGCATATCCTTCATTAGTTATTGATACTCCAATACCATTTTCATTATATTGTGTAAACGAATCACAAACCATTGATTTAAGATTATTGCCAGCATTATTGGCAAGATCATTTACCGTTGCATGATTACCATCAATTCTCATACCAATACTCTTGGTCATAAAGTTGGTGCAATTACGAATATAGGGACTTCTCCAACGACCCGTAGAACCTTCAGTTGCTGGTCCAATATCAGTAAATCCACTTACTGCTTGATATGCCGTTCCAGCAGTAATATCAGTCTGTGTAGGTGGAAATGCCACACATGCACCAGCAGTATTAGCAACACTAACTCCACCATTACAAGAGAAATTTAAATTCTCAACCAAACATCCTCTCCTTACATGGAAAATATCTCTTTCTAGATTTTGTGGTCTTATGGTGACCAATCTTATATCTTGTCCCGTAATTGACACATCAGTGCGAAGACCTATTGGATTATTTTCATCATAGGTTCCGGGTCTTACAACAATAGTATCACCTTCTTGTGCAACTGCGGCAGCAGCACCAACAGTTCTCTTTGCATCACCCTCAAGCAATCCACTGTTGGAATCATCTCCACTCTCAGAAACCCAAATAGTCTTTAATGTTTGTACTCCAGAAGGTCTCCAAGAAACACCAGTTCCCACTGCTGCAAGACGATAATCTTTGTCTCCACCCAAAGAATCATTAATGTCTTGAAGTTTTCCATCCAATATTAAGGTACTACCAATACCTACATTGCCTCCAACATTTAAAGTTTTGGCAATACCAACACCACCATCAACAACTAATGCACCTGTTGTCGAACTAGTGGAATCTTTTGTTGCATTTATACTTATAACACCTGTAGCATCATTCTTACCTATCTCAATAGCAGTTGCATCACCACCAAGATTTAATGCAGTTACCGTGCTGTTAAGTAAATTAAATGTAGATTGGTTAGTTTTTATATCTCCACCATCTACGTTTAGATCACCAACTATAGTAGCAACACCACCTACCGAAAGACCATTATTGACAAATAAATCCCCACCAGTTGTGGTTATACCTCCAGCAGATGCAAGTGTTGTTACACCACTAATAGAGGCAGCACCATAAACATCCAAAGGCAATCTTGGATTTGTGGTTCCAATGCCAACTCTTCCTGTTGATGTAATAGCAACAACATTTTCATCAGTATCAGTACCAGCAGCTCCAATTTGAAGAGGAACTATGGGAGTATTAGTAAAAATACCAACATTTGTTAATCTATAGATCCCAGTGTTAGTATTATCTATCAGAATACTATTACCCCAATAATCATTGGAGAATACAGTAGCAAGACCAGGAGTTCCAGAAGAAGTAATACCCAGAACTTCAGTAGAAATACCAAGACTATCTTTTTCTACAAAGTTTATGGTAGTAAAAGATACACCCAATCCAACATCTTCACCATCTTCCTGTAAGAAAATACCTTCCTGAACTTCTGTGGATAATTCTCTCCAAACAATTCCAACTTCATCTCTAGAAAGGACAAAAGTATTTTGACCTTTACTATTATTTCTATCGTAAATAAATTTACTTATTTTAGCACTATGACCAATCTCAAGTTGTCTTTCTTCGTTTGGATCTACATAATCCGATCCAATACCTAGTCTGGCAAAAGGTCCAACAATATCAACATTACCACTAATTGTGGCACTACCTATTGCTACAATTTCTCTATCAGGATTTAATGTATTAATTCCAATGTTACCTGTGGAAGCATCAACATTAAATAATTTTTTGTTTGGACCAACCGTAAATTTTTTTCTTACATTTAATTCATCTAAATCAACACTACCACTTTCAACCTCTAAATCTTGAACATAAAGAGTATCATAAATGTAAACATTCTCAAATACTGAATTACCAGATTGACTAAAATCTATATTATTTGGAACATTAGCCATTTTACACTAACCCCACAAATTTAGCAAAATCTATCGTAGACTTGGGACCACTAACAGCCTTGAATATATTACTGACTTTTAGAAAATCACCTAAACTTTTGGGATCATTATCACCTATTTGAACTTTAACATCTGATGCTATCAACTTTATTTCTCGTGTTCCACCAATAGTTGTAGAACCAATTCTTATTGTAGGAGCATCAATTACAATTTCGGTTGCTGCCTGAAGTACAATTGTATCTGCATATACTCTGGTAGATCCAGATGGAGAACTTGTAGTAATATCACCAGTAGCGGCAGATAATAAAAAATCTACATCCCCTGTCTGATTTTTGGCACCTGCTTCAACCTGAAGTTTCCCTTCGGCATGAATCTGTGAGATTCCATTCTCGTAGTGTCCCTGAACAAAACGAAGACCATTTTCTGATTCAGATGCTTCAACATATACCGACTTTGCGGCATAGGTCATTCTGGAATTACCAGTTTCCTTAATATGTTTTGGACTGGTTTCTATAAATCTTGCTTCTTGTCCCATATATTACCTCACGCAATCAATGACTTGAACGACTTCTTTCTGTGGTGGAACTATTCTCATAACTGGTCTCAGTATAGCTCCGTATCCCGTACTACTATTGATATTTAGGTCTGGATATCCATTGAATGCTACGTCTTTAATTCCGACCGCAGTGACTCTTCCATTCGAAATTGTTAGTTCAAGTCCTTCAACAGCATCATCTTCATCATAATTATTTCCCGGATCCTCAATAATTACATCATCAATATAAAATACTTCATCTTGCTGATCCGTTTCTGTAGGATAATTTTCGCCTTGACTTGTTATGACAACAGAAGTAACTCTGCCATTTTTAACTATTGCTCTGCCATAAGCACCATACCCTCTGTCACAATTATCACTGAAGGTAATAAATGGAGCATCCTCGTATCCACTGCCCGGATTATCAATCTCGACACCAATAATGCTTGCAGTTCGCTGTACAGAACCGATTATATCTTCAGTATCAAGTTCATCTACAAAATTACCAAGTATTGCTCTACCAGCAGCACCAGATCCTCCTCCACCAAAGAACTCAACCTTTGGAGCACCACACTGCAATACATTGCCAGTATAGCAAGGTGGTAAAGAACCAGAAGCATTCAACTTAATTCCAAAAAGTGTAGTGTCGCTAATTAAATTAGAAACTCCCTGCGAAAGAGATCCTTGTGTTAAAGCTTGCTGTAAGAATCCTTTTTGCTCTTCCTCACTTCTATCTTTCACCAAACCTTTATCAATGATATACTTACTTGATGTGGGGCATTTTTCTTTTTCACCACACTTGAATAAATTTGAGACCTTTTTAATAACATCTATAGAACCAAATATAAAATCCTTTACATCTAATGCAAAATCAAATGCTTGTCTAAATGGTCCTAAAAGAGGTTCAACAACAGAATCCATTATATTTACAATTTTATTATTAAATTCACTAAGTATCTGGGTAACAGCACATACGGGAACATTTAAAACTGTTTTGATAGCATCATTAATTAAATCTCCAAATATATTTTCGGCAGCATCTATTACCTTTGATGCTAAACATTCCAATCCAGCAAAAAGATTTTTAATAGGTCCTTTAAGTTTACCTTGTTCTTCTGTAGTTTTTTTAATTATTTCAGTTACACTTTTTCCGGTCAATAGTGCCTCGACATTATTAGCAATAGTTGTCAAACCGCTACTAATAATAGGGGCAATTGCTCCTGATAATTGTTCGGTAAGAGAACCAATATAACCACCAGCAGCACCTGTTAATAATCTACTAATAATTTTAATTTCATTTGGTAAATTTAAAATTACATTAGCAGCATTAGTAACTTTATTAAAAAAGTTTTCAAGATGTGCTTCTGCTATATCAAAGAAATTATTCTTACAAGGATCAGCAAGAATAACTGCAGTACCTGTAGTTGTTGCTAACTGCCCACCACTATCTGGTGTAGGTGCTGATGTAGTCGTCATTTATAATTTTATTTTTATTTAGATTAGAGGTGATCGTCTATTTTGTTTTGTCACACCTTTCTCGGGTTTAGGAAGTTTTGGATTTTCTCCCTGCTCATTAATTTCATTTCTACGAACTAATTTAGTTGGATTTATTTCTTTATAAAAACCTGATTGTGAGTCAAATCTACTAACTCCATATTCAATACTTTTTGATCTTGGAAAAAGACCAATAATAATTGATATTCCTCTTTTTCCACCCACCTTTACACCAAAAACAATATCACCCTGAGCAACATGAACTGACTTAGCAAAATTACCTCCTCCACTACCTGCAGTTGTCGGAACTATACAATATCCATAATCAATCTTAGAATTGGGTATGTCAGATTGATTGGAAGAATAATCTCCCATAACGGCAATCTTATATCTATATCCCCATCCAAAGCCCTCTACCTGTTCTTGTTGGTCATTGAAAGAAACAACTGTAGCAATGAATGGTATTAGTGGATCTTTACTTAGATTATGGAGCATTACCCTTTATTTTTATTAGTATATATTCCGTATGAGTCACGAACAAGAGTTAGTGATGTAAAAGAATTTTTAGTATCAAAATGGTGACATAAATTTAGAATAAGATATTTGCCACTTTGATTTTGATCAAATGAACCCTGTTCTTTTTCCGACAATGTAATTTTTTCAAATTCACATCGTATCGTATCACCTGCTTTTAGATTTGGATTACAAGGAACCATCATTGATACAACCTGAGAGAATAATAAATTATATCTCATTGTTGCTTTTGCCTGATATTCTTCAGGATTATTATTTGCCTTTGTATCAATACCTTCAGAATGAAATCCAATATCGAGAATATGAGAATGAGTTCTAGAATAACTCTTTATACCTTTTGGTATATAAGGATCTGAACCCAATGATTTTTCCAATTTCCCATCAGTCAGTGTATAAATGATCTCTTTATATTTGAATGTTCTTGGATCGAAGAATATATTTCTACTAATGTATACTCCAGATTTTAAAGCATTAAGTAAATTTTGATTCTTATTGATAGAATACTTCAAAATTCTATTATCATTACTATCGTCTTCAATAGATGATTTATTTACAGCAGAACTAAAATAAACTGCTTTTTCTGGTGCTGATATCAAACCATCAATCGACTTAAAATTAAATTTATTTTGAGTTTGATAGAAAAAGAATCCTGGATTGCCCAATTCCGGTGTTGATTTTGATGCCAGATCAATAATATTTTCAAAAGGAGAATCAGTATATCCTTGAAAAGAATATGATAATTTGGTGGGTTCTATATCAATTTTATCGTCCGTAAGTTTAAATTCATCTTTTAAAATTCTTCTTACACTATCACTAATTCGACCATCATACTTTTTACTGAGTGGAATATTGAGATTTTCTGTTCCTTGTTTTGATACTAAACTCAACAATACAGATTCTCTTTGATTTTCTTGATCTAAATTTACAGCAGAATTTACGACTAATGGTTCTCTACTAAAATCCAGTGTTCCTAACTTGGATCGTATTTTAAATCTCAATTCTTCTTCACCGGTAATTGGTAAAGTATTATAAATCGTTCCAGTTCTTGGTTGCCTATCAGTTTTTTGATTTGCTTCTATAGAATCTCCAGTATCGACAAACGTCATTGTTGCCGTTACATTTGGAGACAATAAACTCTCGTAGTAATCGAAACTAGTTGTCCTTCCATCCAATCGAACTTCTCTACCATCTTTTTTGATGGTTAAAATCTCGTATGTTGATGGTGATGCTGCGTTTGCCATTTATGAACCTGTTAATTCTCGATACCAAATATTATTTGATTGATCTCCCCCATATGTTGAAACTGATCCAGACAAGAAAACTGGGTATGGTTGTGGGATAGGTTGTATAGTATTTACCCTTTGAAGTGCAATAATTGTCGTTGAATTTTCTCTTGGATCTGGTTTATTTAATGCCAATTCTCTAGAAGAATCCGATGGTCTTTCCTTACCAAATGTTCCTGCACCAAATTTACCATCTCGACCGGTTCCAGTATTTGCTTGTATATAGTTACCAATAAGTTTTTTCCAGTGCTGAGGTATATTTGATGGAATTGGATCATATTTCCCTACTTGCTCAGCATAGTGATAGAAATTTCCATTACTAGTAAACATAATATCAGTATCTCCCTTATATTTGCCCATGCTACTAAATGCTTTGAAGTCAGTTCTACCATTTAATCTTCTTAGTGCTTCAACAATTTTACCTTGATTATTCTTCAACTTTTTAGCAAGATTTTCATCTCTGTATGCTTTACCACTAAATACTGCCTCAAATTGTCCAGGCTCAGTTCCAACATCCATAATCGTGTTTGGAAATCTAGGATCTGTGACTCTGTTTAAGACAGCAGCAGCAACACCATATTCATCGTCAGTACCTCTAAGTGCTTCATGACTTACTATAAATGCAAGATCACTAAAATCCTGATCAGTAAAATTCTTAAGTTGTGTATTTTCAGATCCAAGAGTAGTAATATTTTGATTTGCTTCTGTAGAACCAGTCGATCCGGTAGATCCGGTAGATCTACCTCCATATGATTCTCTTTCGGCAGAAGTAAATTGTCTCTCCGTAAATTTTCCAGTTTCTGTATTTACAAATCCTTCTTTACCATCTCTTTTCTCAAGTTTCATTTTTGTTGATGCTTTTTTAATTCCTAGAATATCTCTAAATTTATCGATAGCACCTTTGAGTAAATCGATTGCTCCACCAAATGGACCTAGTTTTTCCTTTATCTTATCAAGTAAACCACCTTTTCCTTGGATATTCTGGATACCATCATCAAATCTTTTTTTGTCAACATCAAGTTGATCTTGATTTATGTCATCACTAAAGAGAGACATAATGACCCTAAATCCACTTTGAATTGGTGTAAAGAAGTTTACAAGATTATCAATTACTTCCTTAACTTTTTCTACAATTGTTGGTAAAGCATTGACCAAAATGCCAAGCAATATAATACTAGCAAATTCCATAATTCTATCAAATAAACTGCCAGCTGGTTTCATGGCACCTTTTACGATAGATGCAGATTTTGCTAATGGTGATGATCTTTTTCCTAGTCTTCTCTCCTCCCCTCTCAACTTTGCCTTACTTCTTTGAACACTTTCATTTCTTCTCGTATTTGCTTGTTGCTTGGTATATTGCTTATTTGATTTTACAAGAAAACTACGAATATTAGTTACATTTATTTTTAGTTGTTCGACTTGAGACTTGGAAGATGGTGCAGGATTAATAATTACTGGATCCTTAGTTCCTGTGAGAGTTGCAGAGGGTTCTCCACCAACCATACTAGATTGTAGTTTTTGTTGTTGCTGATCACCCTCAGATGAAAGTAAATTAGATTTTTTGGATAATTTACTTTTTTCTTTTTTTGCTCCCGATTTTACCTTATCTTTTGCGAAAGATTTTGCTTTTCTTACGGCAAGTTTTTTTGTACCTCTAGCAGCTGCTCTTGCTCCAGTTGCCGCAGCTCTGCCTGCAGTTGCTCCTACTCTTGCTAATCCTGCTAGTATCTGTATTGCCATAGTATTACACCGTTATTCCATATAACATTGAACTCAATTGACGATATGGATCTGCCATGTTAACACTAGAAATACTAGGTACATCAGTTGCCTGATCACCCATAGAAGGCAACTCTGGTGGTGGCATTTTATTTGTAATTGGAGGTAAATTGACAATATTTACTCCACCAGGACTCTTTCTCTTAGAAGAAATCATTTGATATATTCTTTCTGTCTTCTGATTATTCACAACTGTTCCACCAATATTTGGCATGAAGAGTTCTGGTCCTCTTTCACCCACAAGATATGGTCTTCCTGCGGTAACAGGACCACCCATTGCTCTTTCTTCAATATTTAATGGAACAATCTGAGTTATTTTTTCTGCATATTTTGCTCTAATTTCTTTTTCTGCAGCATCTCTAGATGATTGTGTAGCTTGCAATTCACTATCAGAAGAACTCATTGACAAACCTGCTTGTTTGTCAATCTCAAGATTTTTTTTCTGTATCTCTCCCCTCATATCATCTCTCATACTATTAAGTTGTTTTCTCTTTGCTAAAACATCTGCTGCAAGTTTTTTCTCAGCATCAGTCATTTCGACTTCTTGTCTAGTTCCAGCCCATCCTAAGAAGTCCCATCCAGCACCTTGATCTCTCTTTTTGCCGTCATTATCAAGTCCGGCATCTTTTAATTTTTTATCAAGTATATCATGTGCCGCACTAAATTCGGAACCACCTGTGGTAGCATTTCTTACAGCATTAAATCCTGCTTCTAATCCTTTATATGCAAGAACTATACCACCAACAATTAACAATGCTTTTAATAAGAGTGGAGCAATTGGAAGAAGAAGTGGTGCTAGCACTGATAATGTGCTTATTATTGTAGTAATAACTCCAGCTAGAGGCATTAGTGCAATAGCACCAATTGCAACTGCTGCCCAACCCCAATTCTCTTTAATCCAATTAAACCATCCCTTCACCTTCTCCATATTACTTGGATCCTTCAACCATTCAAATATTGCATTAGAAGCAATACCCAAGGCAAGAGTTCCCAAGAAATCCATGATACGTCCAAAGATTCCTTTTACAGGTGTTAGAGTTTGTTCTGCTTTTTCACCTACGGACTTTTTAATTTTACTCGACGATTTTTTTAATTCACTTTCTTCTGCACTAAATTTTGCTCTGGATTCACCTCTCTTTGCTCTATCAAGTTTTGCCCTTTCTTCTTTGGATCTAAGTGCAGAAGATCTCATTAATTCTTGCTGAATCTGAACAAGAATTTGATTAGTCTCTGTTAAAGATTTTTCTATATTACTTCCACCACTATCTGGTAGTTTTTGACCTATGTTACTTTGTCTATTCTGTGAAATATTTTTTAATCTTGTTATCTTCTCGTCTTGTATTTTTTGGGACTTTTCAATTTGATTAATTTTTATTTTATTTCCTCTTACAATTCTTGCAAGAGTTCCAATCTTCGAAGTTCCTCCCTGACCAACATTGCCCAAATCAGATCCACCACCAGATAGGGGACTCTTGATATTAGAAACATTTAATTTGGGATTTTGTATATTGGTATTAACCACTTTGCTGTTGTGCCTTTAAGTTTTCCTCTTCAATATATTGTTGGAGAAGAGAGATATAAACCTCCCTTTCCCACGGAATCATATTTTCTAGCTCCGTTAATGAATATTTATGATGCTGTATGAGGGCAAAATTAATTTTATAGTATGACTCAAGATTGGTATGAGCCATACTCAACTGAAAAAAGCTGCTAACCCCTCAATGACAACTTCAGATTCAACTCCAGTCTTTGGATTCTTCACCATAAGTTTATGCGAAAGTTTGGGCATTGTGGTGAAAAACTTCTCAATTTGTTTGAACTGTTTTGTATTCATTTGCTCTACGAATTCTTCAAGTTCTTTCTTAGAATAATCCGACGATTCCCAACTTTCTTCATCATTATATATCATATCAATGCAAGATGTGATCATTGAAAGTGATTGACCAACCTCACTGATATTTTCTCCTGTCTCAAAGTTATTTTCAATAAACTGTTGTAATGAAGGATAACGAAGTTTCATAGAGAGGTTATCATCCAACTTGATGATATTTTTGTGTCCTCTTGTTTTCTGAATTTTAATTGCATCAATATCAATCGATGTCTCTACTTGTGTTTCTCCATCATCAGGACAAGTAATATTAACTTCCACACTCTCACCAACAGACTTGGCACGAACATTGAGAAATAGATACTCAATATCAAAAGTAGCAAGAGTTTCTATCTTCACATCTCTAGTAATGATACAATCAGAGAGAATCTGAACGATAGCATTAGTAATTTCATTCATATCTTCTGACTCCATAGCAAGAATCAGAATTTTTTCTTCTCTAACAAGAAATGGTCTATATTTAATCTTTTTTCCAGTAGAAGGCAATACCAACTCGTAAGTTGGAGTATTAATCTTGGGTAAAGGCATACTGTTTGTTACAACTCATATATGTTTATTTAGATACTATCTAAAAGATTAGGAGCTGCCGGTTGAGTTAGATTCGCAAAAGTAGAACTAGTATTGCCAATGGTATTATCTGCTGGCAGAGTATAAGAATTTTCTACGGCAAAATTTTCAGCATCTAAACTTGAATCAATTTCTTTTTTAAAAGAAGGTGTATTAATATAATTTCCTTTTGGATTTACAATGTAACGATCATAATTAAAACTCACACTTACTTTTAAGATATCTGCTTGTCCATAAGAAACTGGAATGGCAGTAATCAATTTTGGAAAGGCATTGATAAATTGATATTCTAGTTGTTGTTTATAATCTCTTTCAAATTTTATAATTCTCATTGTCTGAACTTTGTAATCATCAGGATACATTACCCTTCGATAATAATTATCATCGAGTTCACTAACACCATCGCCTATTGGTCCTAAGATTTCACTTCCACTAGTAATATAATCAATCCATCCTTCAAATATTCTTAAATTAGTGTAATCATTATCAACATAAAAAGTAAAATCTATATCGGTATAAAGACGAGTATGAGCAAATTCTTGAGGAATGCCCATAAAGTTATCTTTGACTTCTCCTGTTGCCAATGAAGATGAAGGTAAATTTGCTTCTGAACAAAGAATACCTGCTTTCTTAGACAGATAATTATCTAAATCCCCAATCTTAAATTTAGATCGTAAATGACCTTTTATCGTGTCTTTTAATGTCGAAAATGATACCAAATAATGATTAGTTTGTGCTAGATTTCCCACCAAATCTCTAACATCTTTCATAGCAAGTTTTCTTACAAGGGAATTTGCCACTCTAAATACCTTATACGAGTCTACATTATTAAGTATTTAGATGGCATATAAAGGAAAATATCAACCATCCTTCCCCAAAAAGTATAAAGGTAATTCATCAAATATTATCTATCGGTCTTTGTGGGAAAGAAAATTTATGGTTTACTGCGACAAAAATGAAAATATTTTAGAGTGGGCAAGTGAAGAAATCGCACTCCCCTATCGTTCACCATTAGATAATAAAATTCATCGTTACTTTCCAGACTTCTATATCAAAGTAAAAGAATCTAATGGTGTAGTTAAAAAAATGTTGATTGAGGTAAAACCAAAAAAGCAAACATCAAAACCTTTAAAAGAAAAGGCATCAGTTTATGAAGTGAGGGAGTATATAAGAAATCAAGCAAAATGGAAAGCTGCAAAAAATTTCTGTGATGATCACCAATGGGAATTTAAAATTTTAACAGAAGATGAATTGGGAATTAAATAATGCCTAGAAAAACTCTAAAAGAAAGAAGAGAAAAAAATCCCACAGATGATAATAGCAATAGAATTCGTGGCGTAGTTGATAGTATTATTGGGACGGAAGATCCTGATGATCTAATGGTAAGATTATTAGAAGCAGTTCAGGGTTCTTATACTGTAGTTCCAAGTATTGGAAAATATTATATTTTTAACTATTTGGCAAAAACTCCAAACATCCAGTATGATCAAAATCCATTAGTTGCTGTAATGGAAGTTTATAGTTGGGGATTTAAAGGTTTTAATTATCATTGGAATCAAGTTAGGCAATATACATGGGAAGAAGTTAGTGGAAACTTTTATGAAATCTATCCAGACGAACTTGCCGATGCCAGAGAGATACCTTTTAAGAAAACAGTTCTAAATAGTTAGAAAAAGATAAATGGCGGAACCATTAAGATATCCACAAAAAGCATTTACAGATAAGACTGACTACCTACAGATTGTGGTTGTAAATTATATTCCTATAAGAAGACTTAACGGAAATTTTGTATCAGAACCAGGAACAAGAAGAAATACAAAACAATCAGGTGAAACTATATTATTACCAATCCCCTCAAATATTCAAGATAATAATTCTACAAGTTATGGATCTAGTGAATTAAATAGCATTGCTGGTGCTGCTCTTGGTGGTGTTATGAACGTAATGGAGTCGGGTAAAAATCTAATTGATGATAAAGGAAATTTTAAACCTGCAGCAGTAACAGATGCCGCAAAAAAGTCTTTAAAATCAGTCTGGGAATCTTTTGGAGACGATCTTCCAGGATTTCTAACAAGAAAACTAGCATCTTCGGCAGTTGGAATTTTTGGAGTGAATATAACACCAAATCAAATTCTTGCTCGATCAGAAGGAGCAATTTTAAATCCAAATATGGAGCTTCTTTTTAAT